AAACTTAAACCCGGTGATAAAGGGACCGTAGATTTTGTCGACGATACAGGCACGATATTTTGCACTTGGGATTCGGGCTCGACCCTAGGAGTGGTGTATGGCGAAGACAAGGTGATAAAGCTGTAAAGTATACTTGATACTTTGCTAGATTGGCTTGCTATTATCCTCTTCCTGAGTGATATATGTACATGCTAGAGGGCACACACCAATCACTTTGAAGGAGGAGCAAGCCATATGCTTACCAGAAACTTTGGGATCGAGATTGAGTTTACCGGGATTACAAGGAGCGAAGCGGCGAGGGTTGCAGCAGAATATCTGAACGGGATGGTAACCAGCGCGGGCGATTATTACGACACCAAGAAGGTTACTGCAGCGGATGGCGGGATCTGGAAGTTCATGAGCGACGGAAGCATTTCTTGCCAAAAGAAACAAGGCTGGCAAAAAGTAGCGGCTAACCGCGAATACAGCGTGGAACTAGTAAGCCCAATCCTTTCCTACCAGGAGGATATCGAAACCTTGCAGGAACTGGTAAGACAGCTTCGTCACGCGGGAGCATTTGCAAACGCCACCTGCGGCATTCACATTCACCTAGACGGAGCCGATCACACACCGCGAAGCATCCGAAACTTCGTGAACATCATCGCCAGCAAGAACGACCTTTTTTACAAGGCCCTCCAGATTGAACCGCAGCGGATACGGTATTGCAAGCAAATGGACAGCTTGCTGGTCGAGAAGCTAAATAACACGAAGCCCA